AACAGAATCAGTGTTGCATGATGTATATAAAGAACATACTACATTGCCAACCCAAATGAGACCTTTGAATGGTGTTAATCCAATGGAAATAGGTTTGCGAAAGTTTGGTAAACAGACTCCTTATGTAAACCCAAAATTAATTAAAACATGCGTTTTTGATGTATTTGAAAATTTCAAAACAAATGAAGAACAAGATCGTAGATTTAAACGCGTGTTGACAAATGAAGAAAGTGTTGTGGGTGTTGATGGAGAGCAATTTTTGGCACCAATAAATCGGAAAACATCATTGGGATTTCCATATAATGTGATGTGGAAAGGATCAGAAGGGAAGAAAAACGCTTTTGGTTTTGATGAATATACATTGGATACCCCTCAAGCAAAACGTATATTTGCGGATGTTGATCAACTCATTGCGGATTGTCAGAAGGGAATTCAGGCGAATGTGTATTGGACGGATACATTGAAAGATGAACGACGACCAATTGCTAAAGTGTTATCAGGAAAAACACGAGTTTTTACAGCTGGTCCAGTTCATTTGACATTAGCAATTCGTAAGTATTTCTTAGGATTTGCTGCACATGTTATGGAAGGAAGAAATGCTAACGACGTGAGTGTAGGTACGAATGTGTTTTCCACAGATGTTGAAGAAATAGTTCGAAAATTGTTTTCAAAAGGCAGATGGACAGATGCGGAAGGTAAGAAACATTGTAATGTCATAGCTGGAGATTATGAAAATTTTGATGGTTCATTACTATCACAGGTTTTGTGGGCGATTCTGGATGCTATTAATGACTGGTATGATGACGGAGAGGAGAATATTACTATTCGATACACGTTGTGGACCCATATTGTAAATGCTGTTCACTTGTGTGGGAAAACAGTGTGGCAAGCTAATCATTCACAACCATCAGGATGTCCTTTAACGGCCGTATTGAATTCGATATATGGTGCTGTTATTGTGCGAATGGGATATTTGGAATGTGCAAAAAGACAACTTGGAGCAGGATTGGCAAATATGGAATGTTTTAACAAATTTGTGGCAATGGTAGCTTATGGCGACGACAATTTGATAGCAGTAAGCCAGCTGATTGTTGGATGGTTTAATCAAACAACTCTTACTGATGCATTACTGGTTTTCGGTCATGTGTATACTGATGAATTAAAAACGGGACAAATAGTAGTTATTCGCGATTTGGAACAGGTCAATTATTTGAAACGTAAATTTAAATT